TGCTAATCACTGTAGGCCAGACATTGCTAGCGGGTATCTCATTAGGAGGCCAGGGATGATCATGGCCCACCACATCTTCTGTATCTTCCTCTGTATCCACTGCTGCTCTAGCACAGGTGGCCTGTCTGATGGGCCTGCTCTCACTACACGAGCAGGAGCAATTGGCTTCCATTGCAGTAGCATATCTAGTGCGTGTGGCATGTTGTCCGCTGCCACTTCATACGTCAGTTGGCTGCCATCAACCTCATTCACCACTATCTCGAACACAACCTTCTTCACTACTCTGTACATAGTAGCTTTTCCTTACATGGCTGCCAACTTTTGGTAACTTCCTGCGGCTCAGGAGGCTCTGGGCGTGGCGTTGGCTTAATCTGGGCTTGCCACCCGCTCCCTGGCCGTGCGCTCCTTGCACTCCCAGCACTGTGCCACCCAGTACACATACACGTTATGGCACACCGGGCATACCCAACCCTGGGTGTAGCCTGGTTGCTGTATGGGCAGTGATGACATATCGCACTTGCACACGTCATTCACGTCAGTGGTATCACTATGGTGCACTGGCTTGTTGCATCTACCACAGCGCCATTTGCCTCCGAGCCATCGGTAGGTCCAGTTGGTAGCAGGTACTGCTTGGCTGGTGTCTTGTGCCATTGGTCATACCCTCCTGTTCTACTAAACTAGCCTGGGCCTAATGGACTGTTTGGTGCTTCCTACTATGCAACTGAATTATAGTGCTGTTGGAGGATAGGAGATTGTATGGGATGCATAAGTTTGCCTATACTCGACCTTCATACTGCTACTGCATATGGGTCAAATGCCGCATTTTGCTTAGCGACTTTGATGGCGTACAATGCAACGGCCTTGCTATATGAATACCCCACACCTGTATACCTAGTATCGTCTTCTTGCATGTCTTGAATGCTCTCTGTTGCCTCATCAAGATCTCTACTACCCTGCAATATATCATCTATCGTATCATGAATGGCTAATTCAACTTTCTTGTCTTTGGGCAAGTTCCATGTGCCTGTAGTTGAATTGATCCTTTCATAGTTTGAATTGTATATACTACGCATGTCATCTGGTATATCTTGTATAATGCGCTTGGTTTCCGCCGCACTCATATCCTTGGTAGGATCATGGGATTGTTGAGCGTGTTGACCTGGTAGGTGTTTGAGGGGTTCCTGTATGCTATCTAACTTGGCAAGCGTCTCTTGTGCGCCCATCGGTCTCTCTCCTGGATCTCAGTATCTGTCTCTTCAGTCTAAATGCTACGCACTTCTGGCGCAGCCTGCTCTTGGCTGCACTCGATTTATCGAAATAGCTAGAACATAGAACGTTCTCTATATGCTATATAGCTTTAGGGGAAAATTTGATGGCTTGCTAGTTGTCATTTAGTTCAAATTCCTCCTATAAAATGCCTATATTTGACTAGGCTTTTGGGTGCGTCGAAGTAAACTTGCGTTCATTGTTCGAAGTAAACTTGCGTTGCTATTCGAAGTAAACTTGCGCCCACTAGAAGTAAACTTGCGTTCCTCACTAGATACAGAAGTAAACTTGCGTTCTTTGTCCGACGTAGTGTTGTGATTTTCTGCTTTTGCTTCCTTAGTTGCTACTATAAGATAGTGATGACGTGCATGCTTCCATGGCATATCGTCTAGGAAACGAAGATCTACTTTGATATTATTATGAGTGGCTCCATTATTGTCTTCTCGATCCACCTCATACGACATTTCATGCCCACGACTACCACCACAACGCGTCAACAATGGTGTATCTACTAATACGCCTAATGCTGAATATACAACCTTGCGACTATATCTACTGAGACGCATCATATCTTTATAAGAGAAATGCGCCAGATAGCATCTCTTGTTTTGCCTAGTGTGGTGCCAGTTGCTTAGAGCGAGTGCCACCCCAAACACATAAGCCGCCGCTTCTCCATATTTGCCTAGGAGATCCTGTCTTATCATTATGTGATTGATGTCCGCAGTTCTTGACGCGCCCGCTCGCTTGAGGTATTTACAATTATGGTCAGTCATCGTCCATCTCAATCGTTATACCCTTAGACATAGCCTGCTGTATAAGACGTACGACCTGTTTATACGTACCTGCCTTCTTAAGTGCTACCATTACTAACGTGCCATGAACTATGGCAGCAGCATGTAATTCTTCTGAAGACATGCCTTTCTTTTCCAGTCGCTCCATCAAGTCAGAACTAACTGGTATCCAATTACTGTCGTGCGTATCCTCTAATTTCACTCTCATACTACGCTACCACGACCTCTATTACGCTTGGCTTGTTTCCGTGCAGCTTCCTTTTGCTCCCATATAGCAGCCTCAGCCTTGCACTCCCTTATTTTATTTTCTAGCCCATTCTGCGCTTCTATCAACTTTTCTTGTCGTTTCTTCAGACTCTCTAACTCTTTTACGTTCTTCTTATACCACCATTGGCATCTTTTAATGCCAGCCTTGCAACAGTTGGCTTGCTTGCGTTCTTTACTTAGTCTAGTCTCCGCTGCGCGCTCCTTTTCTGTAAATCACAACCATTCAATATGAGAATCTTCATAGTCACGTAATAGTTCTTCTGACGCATCGCTTTGCTGTTCTAATACCTCAGTCAAAAGTCTATTAAGGTTCCTACTTAAACGCCCTCTTTCTTTGAGAGCTTCGCTTATCTTGCGCCGTGTTGTCTCATTCATAATCAAGCCTACAATGCACACTTCTTATAGGACCTATCAATTCCTATGAGATTTGGTCCGCCAACAGCCCTAGCTAATGCAAAGGTAATAGTTTACGCATATAAGGTGTAACTCACCTATAATCAAAGATTTCATACGCGCAGCGTTGATACTATAGGGCAAGTCTAGCTCCATCTTACATTCCACTCAAAGCCCAGCCACCACTAGTGTCCTTGCGCGTATATGCCTTGTATGCTGCCATGGACTGCGCCACTACGGCGTCAACTTTCCTATGTTCCTCGTCCTCTGCTACTATAGGCTTGATGATACGGTATTCCTCGTCATCCCGACCTACCTTGATGGCAGATGCTGCCAGGACGTGCTGGCGCAACTGTGGATGGGCCCAATTGACGATGGCACCAGTCTTGTACATCTTATACAGGAAGGTGTCTGCCTTGACACGCTCCGCTCCCTGGCTGAATTCCTCGCACTTTACTCCTTTGAGTCGCAAGTCCTGTGCCATCTTTACTAATTGGTATGGGTCATAGTACAAGGGTGGCTGCAACAAGCCAGCCTTGTGCAACTCAAGAATGACACGCATGACATCATTCTGGTCTACTTCTTGACCGCGTGGCTCCCATATCCTTACATCTGTGGTATGGACTACCTCTCCCTCTTTGACGCATCCTACTAAGGCAGTGCAGTCACCGTTCTTGCTGCCATCGATGGCATAGGTTGCTTTGACTGGCAATGGCCCTTCCCTACGGCAACTGTTGTTCCACATGTCCAGTGTGATAAAGGACTCGTCGCTATCTACCCATTGGTTCTTGTGGAGGCGTAGGAAGGCATTGGTGCGCAACTGGACTTCCTGGCTCTGATAATACTCCATTGTCTGCCAGGGCATGCGAGCAGTGTGATCCCAGAAGACAAGCAGGCGATCATCCTCCAACCCATACACAGGCAAGTCGTGCCATAGCTTAACCACGCCAGGATTTAGCGTCTTCTCCGTATCATCGGCAAAGATTCGCTTGTACATGTTATATAGCAGCAAGCTCTCAGAACGGAAGCCTGCGTAGGTCTCTACCCAGCGCATGCGGAAGCGCCGGGTGGGAGGTGGCGTCATCTCTTCCCATAGACGTTGTAGACGTTCACCAGAGTAAGCCCACAACTCAGACCACAAGCTGATGCCCTGATTACCACCTGCTGCTCCTCTATAGTTAGTGGTAATGGCCTTGGCAACACTACCATTAGAACCATATGCCATCGTGCCAGTGGGACTTGTGGGAACAGTCCAGCCTAACGACTCAAGCGTAGGAACCATGGCAGCGAATACACGTCCAGTGCCTTGCTCCAGGTTGTTGGCAACACAGGATATCTCATTAGGACTTTCCACCTCAACCGCCACCCAGGCTCCTACTGCACCTGCTATAGCTGTCTTGCCACTCTTCTTTGGCTGTGACCATACTACCATGTTGTATCGGCTGTAACCATTGTGATCCATCTGTAGCGCGTGGCGGAGGATCCTGCGTTGATAGTCCTCTAACTTGATGAGACGTTTGGAGATTGGGTCTATGTAGTTGTCGCTTATCCATTGGACGGCAGGCACAGGAAGGATATACTCTGCCTTGGTCTGTGCCAGGGCATAATTGAACAAGTCGGATATGGTTGTATACTCTGCTACTGCCATTGTAACTATCTCTTGGGGAACTGTTTGAGCGCCTTTGTTAATGCACCTATGTTCTCAGATGCTTGGGCCGCTTTATTCGCTAGCAATCCTTGCACTTTTTCCCATTCACGCTTCAACTGCTTTACCAATGCTGGATCTTCTATAGATACACCAATAGGTGGGACGTCAACACCCAATTTATCAAACAGGTCCATCACTTTGCCTCCTTGACAGGAAACTTTTCCAACTCTGGTATTCCTAGATATTCTAGCACTATGTGACCATGAGCATCTGTAGCCTCAACTGGCGCGATCGCACTTTTGACCTTGAACCTTCCCATAGCCAAAACCTCACCCTGTGGGAAGGTTGATATTGCATTTATGTCTAGTGCTCGTGCTCCAGGGGCAATCTCTATAATCCAACCTGCTTGGACTGATGGTACTCGTGGGCTCATTGAACCTTTGATAGTGCCATCCGCGAATTGATTACCCATCTCAGCACTGGATGTAAAACTGGTTGGGCCCATTATGTGCTCAGAACCAGGCGCAAACTCCTTCAATATCTTTGCAGTGTCCTCATGAGGTTCAATTATTCCTCGATAAATGGGTGCATCCTGAGGAATGGAGGCCTCCATAACTTCCTTCAATGTTTCCATGCGTCCTGCTACCTCAGCAGTAGTCATCTTAGTCTTCTTGATTTTCTGCCCGTCCGGTCCGAATACATTGTTGCCAGTACCCCAATACCCCTCAGATGCCTTGGCCGCCTTCTTATAGTATTTGTCTGGTACTGGGAATTCATCCCTCACGCGCCTAGCTATAGCTACTGCCTTCTCTTGCGTGCTATTTTCTGGGTCTCGGCTCAACAGACCCGCTATTTCAAATTCAGTATAGTGTCTGCCAGTTTCAGCAATAAGAGCCTTTTGCATCGCTACATACCGTGCATTTACAAATTCACTGTCCCTGTTTGCCAATCCTCTCGCGACATTTTGAATGTAAGTTCCTTCCATCAATTGCGTCCCAATACCGCGTATGCCTTGGTAATAACCCTGGGTGTAGTGAGCCATCATCTGATAAAATGCCCTAGCTTCCGGATCGTTCTCATACAAATCCATCAAACCAGATTCCTTCATGGCCGCCCGTTTTGTTTCATTGTCTGCGCCCGGAGCAACTACTGGTATGTGTGCAGCGAAACGCGCTCCTGTAGTGCCTCCTTCTACTTGCCTACCCTTGGTAGGATCATGCGTAAATTGGTCATGCATGCCAGGAAGGTGCTTAATGGATTCTTGTATAGCATCTAGTTGTATAAGCAACTCTTGCGTGTATTTCATTGGTTTATTACCTGTCCTGTCAATAGTGCTGGTGCTTCTACCTCATTGCGCCACCTTACTATGAAGTCAGCCATCAGCATCTCTGGGATGAAGTCACGCGCCACCTCTATTGCCTTGCTTATCATGAACCTAGCTGTGGCTGCTGTCAGAACTTGCTGACTTTGTATCTTCTCTATCTTGGCAACAGATTCCACTACGTCGCGTATCAGGCCAAGGATGTACTTAGAATCTACTGCTGTTGGGTCATCATTGAATGCCCGCATTGCTTGCGCCAGCAGTGTCCTCTGAAGTGATAACTCTGGCGTGATATCTAACAACCTTGGGTCTGTTACGAAGTTCTCGTAATGGGCGCGCAACTCACCTTCTACTACAGCCTCATAGCGCCCCATTGTCGCTATATCTTCTGCACTGGCCTTGGTATGGAACTTGCAGCGCCCTTCTCCAAGGTGGCTTGTACCCATGCCCGCTTGCTGCGCACAGAACTCATAGCCAGAGAACCACTTCTCGCATATAGGCTGTAAGCAATATGGCTTGCCGTCCAAGTAATATGTACCCTGGTCTGTTCCATTAGCACGGAACAGCAGGGTCTTCGAACTCAATTGCTTCCAAAACAATCCCATACAGCACGCACCCCAATAACAGTGGCTTAGAATAACTACGTTGTCACATACTACAAGCCCTTAGAATTTGACAAATGATCCATCAAATATTCGTTTGACCTTGTCAGCACTTTCTGAGCCAATGAGAAGAACTACCTCTGGCACCAGGGTCATCTCCATATGCTTCACACTAGCAAGTTCTAGCGCCACCTCTATATTATCACGCCATGGATGCCCTAAGGCCTCCATTCTGCACACAGACAGGCACGCACGGCATATTATCAGCGAGGCATGCTTGCTTATCGGATACATAGTGCTAACAGTTCTAGCAGCACCCTTGCATAACCCACTACACCCCTCTATCATAGCCTCAACTACATATGTAGAAACATCCTTCATAATAGAACTACCCAGAGAAGGAAACCGCCGTGCCACATACCTTGTGACATCCTCCCAATTACCATCGCTTATACCGTCTGTATAAGCATTCAAAGGTACATTGAGTTCTATTTCCTCACATGGGACAGTGTTTGTTATGCTAGGTGTTCTCATAGAGTCTAGCATGTGGTTACGCAGAGCAGTGCTAAGGAAGGAGTACATCTTGCCACGCTGCTTGCAATAAGACTTTTTGGTTAATATCAACTGAATCTTGAGGTGGCCTTCTTGTGTCAGGTCACCGAACTTGGATGGGTCTAATGAGGTAGCAATAACCTCTATCAGAGGCCTACATATGGAATGAAACTCCTCTATGCCATGAAGGTCCCCGTTTATTGCCCGCTTGTATGTTTGTTCTGCTTGCTCACTGTCAAGTATCATCCTATGCTCAACATATTAAGTGGTAATGCGACCTGCAAGTAGAGCGCATAAGGATTGAGAGCAATGAAGTCTGCCAACTCCATAACCATGTAGGATATATCGCCGACACTTATGCACATATAACATCTACCGACTACATTTACGCCTGCCGCCCGCGCTGCTATGTACATTGGGCGTCTGTTCCTACTAAATATCAAGACAGGCAGATAAAACCTACCTGTCTTTGTTAGCATCTCCTTACCTTGGCTCTCGGCTTGCTCTACCCAGTCAAAGAATGGACCCTGACCGGCAAACAACTGATCCAGGCACCATGCCTCCGACTTTTTACACTCTACAGCCAATGGAAAGTCAATTTGCGGGTCCTTAGGCCATATATCTGCCTTGCGGCAGGCCCAGGCACCAGACATAGGCACACGGCCTAACTCAATGCCGCACCAGGCTCCTAGTACCTGGGCCACCGCTCTCTCAAAGGATTTGCCCTTCGCCATCCCGTTCATCGTGATTTACCAATAGCAACCTGCGCCTCTGTTATGCGTTTGACAGCAATGTCAAAATATTTCTCCTCTATTTCGCTCCCAATGAACCTACGTCCGGTGCTAACAGCGGATACTCCAGTTGTACCTGATCCCATAAACGGATCAACCACTATGTGACCAGGTAAGGACACATTACACACTAGCCGCGTCCATATCTTTATTGGCTTCACGCATGGGTGACCATTCTTCTCTGGCTTCTCTGTTAACTGATATGAGCATGGAACACCCATATTTCGTTTGATGGCGTTCTTACCATAATAGAAAATAGGTTGTGCGTCCAAGTTTCCGAATGTCTGCAACCCTATGGCTGCCGGTTGGTAAAAGCACCCAAACGAATCTGGTTGCGGATACAGGTGGAAATTCCTATTACCGGGGGTCACTACAACGCAATTACATAAACCTCGCAATGCCTCTATACACGGTACTACTACTGTTTTCACATATTCTGTTGTATCTACAAAACAACTACTGCCATAAGAACCTTTCGCACGTGCTCTGGATACAGCTCCGCTACTACCACCATCAATTCCATATGGAGGGTCTGTTACTACTACATCAACATCCCCTGCTTGCAATGTTTGTATCATTTCTCTAGCATCGCCGCATATTAGTATGCAATCCGGACCCAAATCAATCCATTTAGTCAATTAAGCACCTACAATTAGGCTACCACTCGTATTTGCACCGCTCGCTCAAATTGCTTGCCCTTTGCCATTCCATTCATAAACTATGCGCCAACTAACACATCAAATACATTATATGGTTTGCAGTTTGGTATTTTCCCAAGCCTAACTTCTGTAATGTTTATAGCTTCCTCACTATCATCACAACCTATCCAATCACGCCCCAATTCCTCGGCTGCTACCAAAGCAGTACCACTGCCGCAACAGAAGTCAGCAACAATCCCATCTAGTGGGCAAGATGATGCTATAATCTTGGCTAGCAATTTAACTGGCTTCTGTGTTGGGTAGCCTACACGCTCGCTACGATCCCCTTGTGCAAGCATATGAATATCCCAAACATCATCAGCAACCTTGCCTCTTATATCATAATAATGGGCTTTGCCTTTCGGGAAGTTAGAAATAGCATAAGGCTCTCGAACAGGATTATCATCGAAGAAGTACTCAGAACTTTTTGAGTAGCGAAATATGGTATCGTGCCTGCGTCCAAAATCTTTCTTTTTCCTAGGAGCGCTATTATAGTGCCATATTATCTCATTCCGAAGATTATCATACCCAAATATGTTATCGGCTTCTATTTTGATATAATGACTTGCATGCCAGTCAACGTGTATGTAAACCAACCCTGTAGGTTTTAGCAGCCGCCTCATCTCCTGCATTCTTACACCCAACCAAGCAATATAATTCGGCAACCCACCCTTCCAAACATCAGAAAAGCTCCCAGCAGCTGCAGTATGTTTGTGCCCTGTGAAGAAGGGTGGATCAATGTATATCAAGTCAATGCTTTCGTCAGGCAAATAACGCATAACCACCAAATTATCCCCGAAGAATAATTGGTTCATAAGATCCTACCACTCGTGCTTGCACCGCGTGCATATATGCTTGATGCGCGATTTTCCTACATCCGCTACCACTTTCGTCTCAACCCTTTTGCAACCGCACATAGGGCATATCATTTATCTTCCTCCTATCTATATTTACGTGAGTGCCAGTGATGGGGGTCGAACCCATACCTCCGGGAGCATGCCGGACGCCCTACCTAGTTAGACGCACACTGGCTTACTGCAATGCGAGAAGCGCCTCCAATTCACGAATCCTATGATATAACAGTTCCTGCGCTTCCTTGCTTATACTACCAAATTCCTTACTTGCCACTTTCGCTTTGTAGAGTTTGAGGTCATCCTCGTATTCCTTGCGCTGCTTGTCTAACAACATGTCTAACTCCTTCCCACAACCCTATATGACTCACACCTGCACTCTGGGCATACAAAGTAGATCGCTATTGGCATGCTCTTGTTAGGTATGTAGAACAGCAGATTATCCAACTCTGCTTGCGAGTCGGCAAACCACACCCTATTGCAATTGCTGCATGTTGCCGAGTATACCCCACTAGCGCCCTTCCAAATTCTGTGCTGCTTTTCCAACTGGGCACCTGTTCAATTGATGGTATCGTATTCTGGCTTGCGAGATGTCTATGTAGTCGGGAACGTTATCCATACCTATAAATTGCATATCATTATCAAGTGCTGCGCAACCAGTAGAGCAACTGCCGGCAAATGGGTCAAGCACCACACCACCAAACGGTGTGCGTGCTAATTTGCATAAATACTCCATCAAAGATAGTGGCTTGACTGTAGTATGTATATTGCCTTGCGCCCTTTCCTTCTCGGGCAACTTTTCCCATTCTCTATAGCTTATTCGCACATAGCCGCAAGATGTAGAGCCAACTCGTTGCCAATAGAAATCGTCGCACCCTTGGTTGCGCTCGCTGCGTGATGCCTTCGCCGTGTAGAAGAACCGGGAAGCGCCGCCAGTGTCTTTGTGCCGCGTCTTGGATGCTCCGCCAGCGTTCCCCCATATCGTCGTCGTGCTATCACAAGTGTCAGAAGGGCGCCATCCGTTGCTCACCCCGCTCTGCTCATTTAGCAGCCGCACGGGGCAATCCGGCGTACATTCCCACGCCTCGACCGTCTCCATGCCGTCGGGATCAGTACGGCTACGGTTGCCCTTGCCACCACCGAATACAACCCCTGCCTCTGATTGCGGCGCGTTATCCGTACCATTCCATCGCGTCTTCACCCGCTTCGTCCCCACCTGCCTGCACTCCGGCGTATGGCTCAGCACGAGGTTGGCGGGGAAGCGACCTATTGCAGGATTAGGATCTGGCAATCCTAATCCTGCTTGTTTACTTGCCTCGTGCGTATGCTTAAATCCAGCATTCCCACCCCAACCTACCTTATCAGTCCCTATTCTACTTCCATCTATATTCAATCCGGCCACACCCCACTTAATAGCGTTCTGCGCAAAGGTTCCATCTAGTGGCTTCATAGCCAGCACAATAGGCTCCCAAGCAGGCTTGAGCGCAGTGCCATAACCTTCCCATAGTTGCGCGTCAGGCGTGGAAGGGATAGTAACATTAAGCCCACCAAGGTCTTCAGGCCCATCATATCTCCCATAATCATGGCTTGGTTTCCTCTTATTTCCACTACCTACGTATTTGCGCCCAACCACTTCTCTTTCTGCTCCTGCTTCCTTATCCATTCCCTTACTGATATCAAACGACTTTGGAAATCCCATGCCGTACAACCACATTAAGCAATCACGTATCTCCCACCCAGCATCCTCTATGGCACACAGCAGCCGGTGGTGGGTGCGTGTACCGCCAAATGCCATAAGCATAGCACCAGGTTTGGCAACACGTAGTAGCTCGCGCCAAATTTGAGGATCTGGTAAGGCGGAGTCCCAGCATTTGCCCATAAATCCACCATTAGGTATAATTTTAACATTCTTAGAATTGAAAGGAAGCCATAAATGGAACCAGTACAGAGAACGTGCCCCATCTGTGGTACAAACTACAAAGCGAACCCGAACAAGTTGCGCTACGGACGCCAAACTACTTGTAGTAGAGGTTGCTCTTACAAGTTTCGGGCCATCAAACTTTCCAAGGGTTGCCAAATGATCTGCCCTGTTTGTGGCAAGCAATTCTACAGGCCTCCCAGTGGAATCAAAGCGAAGCATAAGACTATTTACTGTTCCGGGCACTGTCAATATGCAGGACGCAGTCTCGGACTGACAAAAAGAATCGTTACCAAGCCTTATGTCATGGTGTCCAAATGTGATCATCATGCCTCTGGAATCAAAGCATGGAGAACCAGACGCGAAACTGGCAAAGATAGGCACAGCAAAGCCACCATAGAACACCTCCGCCAAACAACTATCAGGTATATCACCAACAACACCAAAGGACGGCATATCTCCCAACTTGAGAACGAAGTCGCCCAAGAATTGCTCTGCATTGGCATAAATTTCATCCGACAATATCCTATCCGCAGCCCAAAGACCGGACGTTTCATCGCTGTTGCAGATTTCTTCCTCAATGATCATTTTGTGTTGGAAGTCAATGGAACCTTTTGGCATTCCGATCCGAGATTCTATCCTACTGGTCCTAGCTTTCCTGCACAATATAGAACTGCTACTGGCTATATTCGCAAAGTCATGGCTCTTAAGGAGCTCGGCATTCCTCTTATAGAGATCTGGGAAGCCGATCTTGAACAAAGCGTCATAAACACGCTGCGAAGTGCCTTGAGTGGTATTATTCTTTGATAATCCATAAGGCGGATCTGTTATTATGGCATCCACACTATTCTTTGGCAAATCCGCTAACCCCTCCAAACAGTCGCCGGAGAACAGAGCGCAATCGGGTCCCATATCAATCCAGTCACCCAACTGAGCACCTCGGCAATTTCGTCACTACTGGTAGCCGCAACTTGCTAATGTCGCTCAGTATAGTCTTTGGGTCACTCAGCCGTCGGAACGCATTGTAAAATGACGGCTCCATCAAACTCACCAAAGCATACATCTGAAGGAACTGCTTGCACTGGCTATGGTCATAGGATTCCCAGGCATTGAACGCTTTGAGCAATGCATGCCTGGCACCGCACAGATCCATATCTAAGCGCATTGTCATCATGGCATGGAAGAAGCCTTCCTTACCGTAGCCCTTGATCTTCTCTCTTAGATGGGTGGGCATATCCAAATCAACTTCTGCTGCCCTTAGTATATCAGACCGGTTGCCTCCATACTGATATATGAGCTTAGCAGCAGTCTTCTCCCCTACACCTTTTATGCCAGGAATTCCATCAGAACTGTCACCAACCATAGCCTTGTACACAAGATATGCGCTTCGTGGCACTCCGACCATTTTCTCAAAGCCTTCGTTGGTAATTGTCATCTCCTTGGTAGGAGATATAACATCAACATCCTCGCTAATTGCCTGGTACAAGTCCTGATCAGTAGTAAGGATGCTCTTGTGCCCTGCAAGCATCAAAGTTGACTGATATGCCAGGTCATCTGCCTCGCAACCTCGGTGCCGAACGGATACCACACCAAGGATTGGGAGCACATCGTTCAACTCCTGCATCTGAGTTATGAAGTCAGGCCAGGTAGGATCCTCGTCATGCGCGTGGAACTTATAGGTTGGGGTGTGCTCGTAACGATGGGCTGGAGCGCCACCATCCCAACATACTACTACAACTTCTGGGGTGTGCTCTCGCATAACAGAGGAAAGGGTGCGCAGGAAGCCATAGGTAACAGACACATCCAACCCCCTGAATGATAGATCAAATGTGTGGCGACAGCGGTGCGCTAAGTTTGTCCCATCAATTATTAGCACATCAGCCATTTCACGCCTGCTCCGTTATAAGTTCGCAGAACGTTGGACCTTCCTCACGCATGTTTTCACGGCATTCTACCTCACGGGAACAAGGGCAACGACGCCAACGGCTTGACGGACTATATTTACGGGTGGGACGCATCGGGTTGTATGGCTTAGCCAGTACCGCAATCCCATCAGCCTTGACATGCGTCCGTTTACGGCATGTGCAGCACTCAAATGAATCCTCCGCTACGCGACAAGTCCCACACCCGCACCCAGCACACAATGGGTTGCCATTGGTCAATTCGCCCCAAGTTTTACTGCAAGCATAACAGTAATAGCGCCCATTATGCAACTGCGTGCATTTCTTGGCTCCGCAAAGTAAGCATGGTGGGTTGTTGTTAATATACATAATCAAGCCTATCCCATGTTGCCGCCCTCACCACCCGTTGGTATTCCCCGTTTGCAGTCGTCGCAGGCTGCGCTGCCCTTGTACTTGTAGAGCCTGATAGTAGTCCCCTTACCTATGGACTCTCTAGGAATATGCGAGACGCAAACATGCTTGGTTGAACCGCGAGAGATATCAACAACCTCGTATTTGGCCTTGTTTACCATAATAGACTCCCTTGCGATAGACTACTAATCTACCTTCTGGTGCCACTGCTCTATATTGGGCCAATTAGGAACCACTTCGCAACCAATAGACACATACACAAGCAAAATACTATTAGCTGGGCCTAGCATTACAGGATGAGGCATCCAGCGCCTTAACATCTTGCAATATTGGAACGTTAGGATAGTTTCGCTCTCTACAAAACAATCGGCCGGACCGCACAACGCGTGCTGAAGAACAAGGGTGCAGTCATCTGGGAAATCTAATAAGAACTTGCTTAGTATTCCACACAGTAATATCCTTTGAATGCCTCCTTGCCATAGCACGCGCTCAACACCAACACCATCAAGGAATTCGTACTTCCCATCTGATGTTTGCAAAAACAGTGAGGTCTCATCCCTAAATGGCGGAAACGGTCGATGCGTAGGCTTAAGAGGCATATTGTGTCATCTCCCCATCTAGGTCAGCCTCCCGATTGAGAAAGGCAGCAACCAGTGGGAGGCTGTAAAATGCGTATGCCTTATTAGTCAGTATCATCTTTGCCACGGCCATCAGGGATTTCCATTGAGACCTACTAAACTCACTATCTCCATCTACGGCAAGCACGCAAAACAAAGTCTTATCAGGATGCTTGTTACTATCGTCAACTACCTCGGCAATAGTGTAGACGCCGGTCATTTTTGGCGTCACAACATACAAGCAAAAATCACACTCCTGGCGCTGCCTTATTTCCCCTGCCTGGCACTCAGGCGTCCAATCCGGAACAACTGGATTGTAGTGGTCTATCTTTATCATAGGAATCAGTTCCTCGCGCCAAGTAGAACCATTACAAGTGCCACCCAAGAATACCTTTGTCATATGCTCATCCCCTCCCCATATGCTACTATCTCTTGATGCCGGATGATGCGCAACAATACGTCACGTTCCCTTGCCATTTCGTTCAAGGCATTGACCAGCCACTTGCACTCCTGCGTGTGGTTGCGAAACAGGACTTTCTCTATGGTAGGAGGTTCCATATCTGTAGCAGGTTTTGGATGCAATTCCTCTAATCCTGGCACTATTATTAACTCGACCACATAATGCTCTTCATCCCTCTCCCGAAATTCATATGTCTGCCCGTATTTTGCCTCAACTACCTTAAATGCCTCGCCATCTCCGTCCTGAAGAGCCCAAGGTGCCATTGCATTGTTGATCATAATCCCTCCGCATAAGTCTTGGCAATCAATTCTCGTAACCGATCCCCGTGCTCGGCCTGTAGATCATACCAGGTCTTCTTAGTAAAAGATAAATCCTCACCACTCTCTAATGGGAACTTGTAGCGCCCACCCTCGCCACCAGTTACAACTTCCAATTCCTTGGCGAAGGTAAGAGTGGCCTCCCAATCATCTATGCCATACCCAAAATAAATAGGCACTTTCACAGACTGGAATGGCGGAGCTAGTCTGTTCTTGCTGGTACAAGCATCCACCCATATGCCAATCTTGCGAGAGTCCTTCTTGTCCCCATCCTTGATAGTCTGGTTGGTCTTCAACTCAATACGCACGCTGGCATGGAAGCGTATGGCTTTACCACCATATGTAGTAATCTTCTCACCAAACATCACCCCAATATTATCACGCACCTGGTTAGTGAAGATAGCACATACACTGCTACGGGCAATCTTGCGTGCCATAGTGCGCATTGCGCGACTGATCTGTGGTGCAGCGGAGGCATACATTTTCTTATCCAGGTCTTCCTCTTCCATCTCCGCCCGCGTGGTAGTGGCTGCAACGCTATCCCACACGAACACCATTGGATAGTCTTTGCCCAGCTCCTTATCCTTGCGTTCTATAAGGTCTAGCCACACCTCAAACAACTGATTAACGGTATCTGGCGTAAAGTATATCAGCGTGCTAACATCTACGCCCAACTTCTCCATCAACGGCTTGCTGACTGACGATTCGACATCAGCAAACACTGTCAGAGCGCCAAGCGCCTGACCTTGTATAATAGCGTGGGTTGCCAGCAAAGATTTCCCTGTAGAGTTCTCCCCGTAGATCTCTGTAATGCGCCCAACAGGAAACCCACCGCCCATAATAAGGTCCAATGGGAAGCAACCACTAGGTATCCACTCCTTTACCACACACAGAGAGGAAGGATTAGACAAGGTTGCCACACTACAACCCTCGTCATCATCGTCTTTTGTCTTATCCATACCTTTGATTAGGCCGGACACTGCTGCCTCATTCAACTTGTTACGGTCAGGCATTGGCAATCTCTTCCATAGCAACATCTGCGAAGTATTGCACCCCTGTAGGTATGGATGTCAAGAACCTCTTAGGCTTTGCGATGTTGTGATTGTATACCTGTAATGGCTGCTGAACTGCGATGCTATATTTGCGTATGGTTGACCGGACTTCAGGAGTGCCATGGTCTGCTCCTATCTCACTACGCCCGTTGTCCAACCTTGCGTAATCAGATTTGTCTGGAAAGACACTGACAACATAAAGTAGATCCCCAGACTGGAGATCTTCATCATGAGCAAACACTTCCTTGACATTAGCCTCTGCGCCAGGCAGTGTCATAAATAATGGCGTCAAACCCTCTTCATCAGCCACGAACCTTCTTTCCTCTCCGATCTTTTCTAGCATAACTGCAAACATTAGGCCACTCATTCTGCTTCTCCTTGGTTTTGCAACTTCTTGTCTGTTGGTTTTATCATCCTAGGGCATAATGGATCTGGGGTTGGGTGGTAAATATCCTGTAGACTTTTCTCGTGCGCATGTAACTTTTGTGCTGGGCACCCACCCTTACAAGTATTTAACCACACGCAGTTGGCACACCGCCCTTCTATATTCTCGTAATCTACGGCTGTGAACTGACGTATGGCATTGAAAACCTGGCTGTTCTCCCATATCCACTCCAGGGAATGCTCTCGAACATTCGAGTCAGCAGTAAGGCTTTTCCAAGCTGCACAAGGGTGCACGGTGCCATCCGGTCTAACCAGGATCAGATCCTGACCCGCATGACATGCCTTAGCCTTTCCTAACTTGGCAAGGTTCTGGCTGGTTCCTACTGCTGCGTGCCTGAAATCTACTGGGCACCCAAACCGCAGGGCACACTGCATCTCCTTACGCGCAGGATCTGTCGCTTCATAGTCCATTATATCCTGCAACTTGCTAAACTCTAGTGGAGAAAGGTTGAGGACGGACCGATGAACATACCCACGCGTCTGAGGCACAAACCGTAGGACAGACATTTTGCTGACGCCAAGTCCTTCACACAGATCTCGTACGGCTGACAGGTGCGCGTAATTCGGCAACATAGGTACAAAATGAACATTGACCCGAATGCCGTAAGCCACTGCTGTGCGGATACCCTCTATAATAGCTTGCCAAGCACCAGCCACGTTCATGATATAATCATTCACAACTGGTCTGTGGCTATGTAGACTGAATATGAACGTCAACCCTCTAGGAGCCAAATCCCTCATACTTCGAACATATCCCCAACTCCTTAGTCCTCGTATACCCTGATGATAGCAATCAAAGTATCTGCTATCTGTGTTGATTACCTTGCCATCCACCACGCTGTAGTCTATATCCCAAATACCCGTAGAGTAGAACAACACCTCAGAGAATCCCAAATCAAGGGCATGCTCTATGTAATCAATCGCAAGAGGACCCAACAGGATAGGATCCCCACCACTTAGGCTAAGTGTTGTAGCGCCAAGCGCCCGCGCCTCTTCCATCAGCCGCCAATGCTCTTCTGGCGTCAACTCGTTCCGCAAGGCTGTCGGTGCCGAACCACTTGAGCAGTGTATGCACCGCACCAAGCACTTATTGCTGACTTCCAGTGATAATTCCTCGACTTGCTGCATCAATCACTCCTTGTTCGCATCTGATGGCCTGTATTTGTCTACTCGATAGCATTGGTCGATGGTCAAGAAGTCATTGGCCTGATCGAACAAGCTGGTCAGGTCACTCACCTCATAACAGGCGTAACTTATATCCTCTACATCAAAACTAGCGTCAATAGCCCGCTGCCGTACTTTCTGTATGGCGTACCATTTATCCTCGGTGTTTTGCGTATTGAACTCACTCTTTGTGCCACGTTCCTCACGTCGCTTGAGAACGTTCTCTATGCACGCCTCAAGAGGTGTATCAAGGAATAGCCACTTGTATTGTAGCCCAAATCCATTGATCTCGCGCGTCAACTCTCTATAGCGTGTCCATAGGTGGCTTACTATCAAGCCCTCAAACACAACATGTCCGAACTGGCTAAAATAGCGCACCGTGCTACATATCCAGTCCTGATTGGTAATAGTGTCGCAACCTCCGCATACATTGACGTAAGACCCGATAGCAAACATAGGAACACCACTAGGTAAGACTACACCAGTTGCTAAGGTCTTGCCATGGTGTTTTACCTCATAAGAGGATACACCCATCCCGCAGGCCTCAAGCAACTGGCGCACGATGTAAGACTTACCAGATCCAGACGTGCCACGAATGTTGATCACCACGGAGATATACCTCGGGATGGCTCCACTATGAGCCATCCCTTATATGACTTGCGTGCTACCGTTTCTGCTGCTGCCGCATCTTCAAACGGCTGCGAATGTCGGATCCTACCTCGTCCTGTACGGTCTCTTCCTCCTTGGCTGCTGACCTTGCCGATCGCGTTGGCGCAGCATTCCCACGCCGCTTGTTACTGGCTGGGACGGATGGCTGCTCCTCTTCCTGAGCCAACTCCTCCACATCCGCTCCTGGGCCAAGACCGTACTTCTCCAGGATCCGGTCGTAGGGCATCAACACTACGACAGCATCACCCTTGACAGTGATGTCCTCACTTGGGTCATCACCTAGCATAACAGGTGTGAGGTCCTTAGCTTCTTGCAACCACTCATCAACCTTCTCGGCATCAGGGGACAGTGCGAATGAGTGCTTGCGAGACAGCACTTCGTACTCGGTATCCAGCCCCTGTCCCTTGCGGTCTACAGTCAAGTCTATACCATCATCTACATCGGAGATATCCCCATAGTCTGGATCCCCAACCAGCGTCTGGACTGACTTGAACACAGAGGTGCCTGGGGTGTAAATGAGCGGTCCATTACCAGTCTCACCCTGTCGGTCGCCTGCCTCACGCACGACAACATTCATCCAAAACTGCCGTCGCACGCGCAGCTTGCCAGCCAAGTCGCGATAGGATTTGCCAGCCTTGTACAACTCCTCCACCAATTCACATATGGGGCAGGTATAGGCACCATTGGTCGTGAAACTGGGGCACTTCTCTGTAGCACTGTCAGGCAGGTTGTAGTGAGTGCCAACCTCCTGGAAGAAGTACTCCATGGCGCCAACTGCTGGAAGGATGCGGATGACGTTGCGACCTTCTTTCGGCGTGAAAAATCCCTGCCCACCTCCAAGGTCCATGCCAGAAATCTTAGCACGGAGTGCGGCCAACCGCTCCTCTGAGGTTGGCTGCTGTTTAGTTGCTGATTTCGCTACTGTTGCCATTTCTGTTACCCTTTCTTTTTGCTTGTGCCTTATGCCCTTGCCTTGCGGCTCGTAGCTTACGGCTCTGACTAAAGGTTTCGCTTTACTAAACTAGCGAGGAAAGCATTATATCTTCTGCAACCACAACACCACATCGATTCCTAAAGACCAAATTCCATACTTAAACCTGCGCACGCGCCACAAGTTCTCGTTCCTAGCACCGGATGTGGCACCGCCTTTGGTTTCTCCGAAGCCTCGCACAACCCGGCCCAGTAGCCTAAACCTATCCCACAACCTGGGCCATAATTCCAAGTCTAGCGCATACATCTCACTGTTCTTGTAGACCTGTCCTACTATCAATACTAGAACGTGGCCTGGCTTGAGGGCAGTGTATATGTTATCAAACACCTGCTCCATACCCTCTAGGAATGCTTCCAGGCTATTCACTGCTAGTGTGCCTTCTCCTTCCCAGGGGATGATGTCCATATAAGGTGGATGGCATATCACCATATCAACTGGCTCATCTGGCTTCCACACCCGGCTGTCTGCTTTGATGATACTGCTGCGCGTGGGATTGATATCGTTAGCAATGCATCTATTGCCCATATGCTCACATACATCAATGGTAGTGCCGCCACCTGCAAAGCAATCCCACACCACATCATTACACCTAGTATAGCGTTCCAGCGCCACGTAGATTATCTCTGGGTGGGTGCGACCATGGAAAGAGATATCCCCATAGTGCTGTGGCGAGCTAGGCAATACATCCGGCCATATAGCCTCTGTGTAGTGAGGCGCATAACCGCGCCACTCAGTAAGGTTGACGCGCCCAAACTTTGCCGGGTTGATGAATGGACTCATTCCTTTTTGACTCTTTTGCCCGCCATTGACTTGAGGATTTCCTTAGTGTCTTGTATATTGGAGCCGGTCGCATCCATCTCAGCCCGCAACTGAGCACCCAACGACACCAACATGTCGCCGCGAAGGCGCATAGCGTCTGTAATAGCCCGTAGCAACTTGTAGGCATACAGCCGATCGTTCTCTGCTGTAACTGATACAAGATACTCCGGGTCAATGAGCACCAACGCCTTGATTTGTGCCTCAGTGGTCTTCTCTAACTTCATCTCCTCACGCAAGTGCAATTCCACTTTGGCATATACAGAATCCCGAGAGGTCTTAGATTCATTAGCATCCGCCTCAGCCGATGCGCATTGCATCGCTACCCAGGCATACCGCGCAGCTTGGGTAGAGAATTCGTAGGAGATACCTGTCTGCTCTATTCCTAGCAATTCTCCAACAGTAACTTCCTTGCCTGCCAACGGGATTGTTTGCTGAAATATGTCCCTATCTAGTTTCTCTAGGTCACTTCCATTCGTTGCCATTAGTCCTCCCCTATGCGATAACTCTGAATTGAACACCAACGCATCGAACACCGTTCTACTTACCAGGTCTACCTTAGCAAACCTCTTGTATAATAAACTAGCTGCTTCTTCTGCCTTGTCCTCCTCGTGATATGACAGCAACTTGCCTAAATTGACGGCCAGAGCTATGTAGCCATCTTCACCATGCCTATAGTACAAGTCCTGCACCCCGATACTATTGGCGATGATGTCATCGTATAGATCTAATGAGCGTGATATATTAGGCAGCATTCTTCAACTTCAGTTCTTTCTCCCTAGCACGCCTGCGCCTCTGCGCCTCCCTCATATTGTTATGAACCTCCTCTGATAGGTTTTTACGTGCCTCACTTATCTTACGCCTATGATCCTCTGTCAATGTCTTGCCTCTCTGTGCTTTACCCATCTTTATACGGGAAGCCATTGTAGGATGAAACCCCAATGTATTCTGGTTTCCTAACATAGCTACGGAAAGATTCTTCCTAAACTCTTCAGAACGAACTAGTCTTCCTTTTCGACTAGCATCATACATATTATCTTTTTGCGTACCAATGAACAGATGGGATGGGTTACAACATCTTGTATTATCGCAAGTGTGACATACTAGCATCCCATCTGGTATGGGTCCATATATTAGTTCCCACGCTACACGATTTGATCTCCTTGGGCCGTCATATTCCTTCCAATAAAACTGACCATAACCATCCCAGGAAATGCCCCGTTTCCAATCCCAACATTCGTCATCATCACCGATATTTACCTCACCCCAAAACTTCTCTTCCTCTGTCACACGTCTACTCTCTTTACTTCATATGGCTCAAGTGCCCCATAATGACTACCAGTTTCCACATCTACCTTAAGTTTACACTTTAACCAAGAGAAGTCCAATCTGGGAAAGAACACTGGAGCGTATGTAGGCAAATTCTCCATAATACCTACACACATAGTAGCAAACTTATCAAGCTCGCCTGGAAACACATCTGCTACTAGCGAGTCGTGTACGGTGTTGACTATTAACGTCTTCATACCACGTTCGCGCCTATAGCAGTCAATTACTATTAGGGCGCATAGGAGCATGTCACTAGATAACCCCTGTATCGGCATGTTTAAGGCTGTTCTCTTATCATCTTCTGCCTTCCTTCTATCTCTGTCATTGATGTACGGTAGATACAGTCTCCTACCAAACGATGACTCCACATAGCCACTTGACTTGGCAAAAGATGCAGTGCTCTCCTGATAATCTAGTATCTCTGGGAACTGCTCAAAATATCCGTTGATTAAGGACTCTGCCTCACTTAGAGGTATATCATATAGATTGTGTAAAGTGTGAGCACTACCCCCATAAATGGTACTCCAACTAACCCATTTCCCTCTATACCTTTGTTCTTTTGTAATTTCCTCATACGGAACATTATACAAAAGTCCAGTAACATACTTGTGTATATCCAGCCCGTTAGAGAAAGCATCTATCATTCCCTGGCAACTCGCTACACTTGCCATTACGCGAAGCTCCATCCCTGAGTAATCAAATGCAGCCAAGCAACCATCATCCCACGTATGAGTGAAAATGTTTTTGATTGGTAGTACGGAGAGCAACGTACCAGATTCGCTTTCTGGCGTAGGTATATTTTGTAAATTTGGTGAGGAGGAGCTAAGCCTTCCCGTTTTGGCACCGCCCATATTGAAACTAGCATGTACCCTATCATCCCCAGCACCTTCCTCCCACTCCCCCTTAATGGCAGGACCTAGGTACTTGGACAGCATGCTAGCAAGCAACCTCCACTTGCGGTACGGCTCAAATAATGAGTCCTTACTCACACTACTTTGCTTGAGTGTATCTATAGCAACAGATGGCTTGCCTGTGGCTGTCCTGTCTGTTACCTTGTGCTTCTTGTATTGATAGAACACTGCTGCCATCTGATCGCCACTGTTTGGGTTAAATTTGAACTTCTTGCTAGCTGCTTGTTTATCTTCAATGAACTGCTTGACCTGCTTGTCCTTGAGCATCTGCTCCTTGTATTTATCTGCAGCCATTTGATATAAGGTGTAATATCGCAGTGTTATGTACTTGTCTATCCTGAATCCAGATGACTCTATGTTCCCAAGTGCATAATCAGCGGGCATAATCATCTGTTCGTGCAGCACCTTTTGCTTGTCTGTGAGATCTCCTTCTAGCCTATAAAACAAGGCATATGTAGCAACTGCGTCCTTGGCCCCATAAGGAAGTAATATTCCAAGTGGTATCTTCCCAAAGTCCCCACCCTTGCCAGGGTCTGCTTCCCTATGCTCTGCTTTGTACTGATTCAATTCCCTATCATAATCATACATTCCTACATATAGTCCAGCCAACCGCTTCAGTCCATGAATGCCAACCCTACTATCTATTAGTTGGCTCACGCGCATGGTGTCGCCAATTGCTTGTATCTCTATACCCAACATTCTCCGTGTCATACGGCTGTCAAACCGAATGTTGTGCCCTATAATAGGCACGCTTTGTAGCACTTCTTCTAGTTGGGATACCACATACTTGTACTCTACTTCGTCCCAAGGAGCTTCTGGGTGCTTGAGAGGCAGTGACCACACCTTCTTGTCAATGGCAAGCGAGCAGGACACTATAGCATTGCCTGGTTTGAATTCCTCTAGCCAGCGTGTCTCGACGTCATAGGCCACAACCCTGCCAGACTCTCCTGCCCATTCTATAATCTCATTCCGCATGTCAAGCACTTCTTGAGTGGTAAGAGGATATACAAACTCATAACCGCTCTCGGCAGAGGTGGGCACGCTGGATGCGCCATTATTGCTTACCTCTGCCGCCTTGCCTAGCGCCATTAACCACTCATTTAGCAACTCATCATTCATGCCACGCATGATGTATGCTGGGTGATAGGCAGGGATGTATGTAGTGCCGCCGCGCTCTACTACCACCCCATTCCAGGTAGTGATACCAGATTCTCCCAGCACAATTTTGAGTGGGA